TGCAATTATGTTAAGAGAGCAAACGGAAGATCAAAAAGAAGATCCAAAACCATTGTCAGATACACCAGAGCCAACACCAGCTCCAGAAGCACCAGCTGTGCCTGCAGACGAAACTGATGTAGAAACACCAGATGCCGATAAAAATTCGATCGACGCAGTTAATCCAGAGACATTGTTTATTAAATATTTAAAATCAAAAGAATCTGGAATTAGACTTACAACAGCGATAATAAGAACGTTGGAAATGGCAATTAAAGAATTAGATACGAATAACAAAATTACAATTTATAAAATGTTACAAAATTATGCTATTACTGCTAGAAATAAAATGGGTAGCATAAAAAACTAAAATATATGGCGAAAAAGAATAAGTTACAAAATATTAAAGCTATCGAACAAATGATCGATGGCTCACATAAATTCCAAACTAAAAAAACTGTAGGGTTTTCTGACGCAAAATCTGCTGCAGAAAAAGCTAGTAAACGAAAAATTGGTGATGTATGGGAAGAGGTTGATCCCATAACTGGCGCGGTGGCAATCGTTGAACAGAAAGATGGATTCCGTATACGAAAAACAAAAAACTCAGATACGATGCAATCCGTTCGGGATTATTTAAGAACGTTCCCAAATTGCCAAAAAGACACGTGTACATGCGTTAAACCATCTCATTTAGATGAAAAAATGAGAAAGGTAAATGGTATGTGTTATGATTGTACAATTGAATTTGAACATGAATTAAAAAATAATGGTGAGTTTGAAACATACGCTCTAGAGAAAGTACGTAATAATGCATTATCTTGGTTAGATCAAGCAGAGCAAGAAGTTGAAATTCTGAAAAAAGCATATACTGAAGTTTCTAAAGTTGTAATTAACGGAGATGGATTAACAGAGAATGTTGAAGCTAAAATGACACCAGAAGAATTTGAATCTACTATTGAAGAAAACTTTAAATTATTCAAAGCTGATTTTCTAAAAAAGTTAGATAAACAACTTAACAAAGATAATAAATGAAAAAATTAAAAGTTATATTAATTTCTATTATAACTACAATTGTTGGTATATTGTCATTTATTTTTATTTCAAAATCTAAAAAAACAAAACGAGAATTAGAAGATGAAATTGAAAGAAATAACGAAGAAATTTCTGAAATTGAAACGGAAATAACCGAAGTTAAAAAAGAACAAGATATTGTAGAAAATAAAATTAACGATAAAAAAGAAACCATATCTGATCTTAAAGATCAAAAAGAGAATATTGTGGTTTCTAAGAGCGAAGATGTTAAATCTGCTAAAGATAATATTTTAGATAAAATTAATAAACGGAAATGAAATATATTGTAGTTATATTATTAATGGTATTTCCTTTATTCGGAACTGCACAAAATCCAGATACATGTTTTACTGTAGAAGAAGTATATAGTATATCAGAAACATTAGACTCGTTATTTGAATTAACTGAGATTAATGAAAAAATTATTCGAGAGCAAGATTCGTTGATATCATACCAGGAATATAATATCTTTTTAAAAGAAAAAGAAATTGATCTTTTAAATAAACAAAATGAATTACTTCAAGATAATATAGACATTTATATTAAACGAGAAGAATTATTTACTCCTAAATGGTACGAACGTCCGTATATAACATTTCCAGCTGGTATATTAACAGCAATTTTAGCTGGCAAATTAGCAGTATCTATTATTAACTAAATAATAAGTTGTAAACATGAAGAAAAAAGATTTAAAATCGATAATCCGGGAACAGTACCTACGATGCGTACAAGACCCAGTATTTTTCATGCGAAATTATTGTTATATACAACATCCTAAGCGAGGAAAAATTAAATTTAACTTATATGATTTCCAGGAAGAGTCTTTAGATACATTACATAATAATCGGTATAATGTTATATTAAAGTCTAGGCAATTAGGTATATCTACATTAGCGGCTGGATATGCGTTACATCAAATGCTATTCACGGATTCATTTAATGTATTAGTTATTGCGACAACGCAAGAAGTAGCTAAAAACTTAGTTACTAAAGTTCGTATAATGCATGATAATTTACCATCTTGGCTCAAAGGTAATATTGAAGCTGATAATAAATTATCATTAAAATTCAAAAATGGTTCCCAAATCAAAGCCATATCATCGGCTAATACCGGTGCGAGATCGGAAGCATTATCATTATTAATAGTAGATGAGGCAGCATTTATTAGAAATATTGAAGAGATATGGATTGCCTCTCAAGCTACATTATCAACAGGTGGTGGTGCTATTGTATTATCTACTCCAAATGGTATGGGTAATTGGTTTCATAAGACATGGGTAGATGGTGAAACTAATCCTAAAACGCAGTGGAATAATATAAAGCTACACTGGACTGTCCATCCCGAACGAGATCAGGAATGGCGCGATAAACAAACACAATTATTAGGAGAAAAGGGAGCAGCACAAGAATGTGATTGTGACTTTATTAGTTCAGGCCATACTGTAGTAGATGGACCGATTCTTAAAGAATATGAAGATCGGTGTACTCCTCCAATTGAAATGCGAGGCTTTGATCAAAATTATTGGATATGGGAATATCCTGACTATTCTAAAGACTATATAATTATAGCGGATGTCGCTCGTGGTGATGGAAATGACTTTTCTGCATTTCATGTTATTGAAGTTGAATCTGTAAAACAGGTTGCTGAATATAAAGGTAAGATTCCCCCAAAGGAATTTGGAATCATGTTACACGGCGTAGCTACAGAATGGAATAATGGTTTATTAGCTATTGAAAATGCCAATATTGGTTGGGCAGCAATACAACCAGTATTAGATCGAGGCTATGATAATTTATTTTATACATATAAAGATGATGGCTATGTAGACATAGAAGTGCAATTACAAAAAGGATATGACACCGTAGATAAATCAAAAATGGTTCCGGGTGTATCTACGACTAGTAGAACTAGGCCATTAATGATTTCAGCATTAAAAACATACATGTTAGAACGTGCCCCGATTATACGTAGTAAACGATTAATTGATGAATTATGGGTATTTATTTGGCAAAATGGAAAAGCTCAAGCTCAGGGTGGATATAATGATGATTTAACCATGTCATTTTGTATTGGGCTGTGGTTACGAGATACAGCGTTAAAACTGAGACAACAAGGGATTGAATTAAATAAACGTGCTTTGAATCATGTAAATAAAAGTAGCAATGTTATTTATACCAATCGTAATTCAAGAAGTGATTCCGGATGGAATTGGAATCCTGGAGATGGTGATCAAGATCTAACATGGCTTATATAATCCAGCTGGTTCTGTATTAAGTTATATTTATATAAAAATAATATATCTAATAATATGGCTTCTTTAAGAAAACGTCTAACAAACTTATTCAGCACTAATGTAATTGTGCGAGCGTATGGTAAAAACAAACTACGCGTTGTAGATACAAATAAATTACAAAGTGTCGGAAATTTATCTCACAGTAAAATTGCTGATCGATATATGCGATTACATGGTAGTAATAAGCATAGAGTCGGCGGTATGGGTGGTTATGACTCTAACTACTACATGCATCAAAACAGAATGCAGTTATATACTGACTATGAAATGATGGATAAAGATCCAATTTTACATTCAGCATTAGATATATACGCTGACGAGTCAACATTAGCTAATCAGTTTGGTGATATTATTACAATTAAAACCGAAGACGCCAGAATTCAACGAATATTACAAAATTTATTTTATGATGTTTTAAATATTGAATTTAATTTATGGTCGTGGATACGTAATATGTGTAAATACGGCGATATGTTTTTAAAATTAGATGTTGCAGAAGAGGTTGGGGTTTTAAATGCACGGCCATTTTCTAGTTATGAGATTGAGCGATGGGAAGAATTTGATGAATCGACTGGGGAATATGATATAACATTTAGACATATTTCTTCTGCAGAACAAAAATATGATGTTTTTGAAATAGCACATTTTAGACTATTATCAGATTCAAACTTTTTACCATATGGTAGATCAATGTTAGAAGGAGCGAGACATGAATTTCAAAAATTAACAATGTTGGAAGATGCAATGTTAATTCACAGAATAATGCGCGCACCTGAGAAACGTATATTCAAAATTGATATTGGTAATATTCCACCAAATGAAGTAGATTCATATATGGAGACTGTTATTAATAAAATGAAAAAAGTCCCACATGTAGATCCACAAACTGGTAATTACAATCTCAAGTTTAATTTAAATAATATGTTGGAGGATTTTTATTTACCAACACGCGGAAATAAAACATCTACAGAAATTGATACGTTACCTGGTATGACTTTTACCGGTATTGACGATATAGAATATGTTAAGCATAAAATGATGGCTGCATTAAAAATACCTAAGCCATTTTTAGGTTATGATGAAGGAGTAGAAGGAAAATCTACATTGGCGTCATTAGATATACGATTTGCTAGAACAATTGAGCGTATACAGAAAATTGTAGTATCAGAATTAACAAAAATTGCAATTGTACATTTATATGCACAAGGATTTGAAAATGAAAGTTTAGTTAACTTTGATTTATCATTAACAGCCCCGTCTATAATTTACGATCAACAAAAGATTGCGTTAATGAATGAAAAAATTCAATTAGCAAATACAATGAAGGATTCGAAACTAGTCTCTGATAAATATATCTATGAATTTATATTTAATATGACTGAAGAACAGTGGTTGTCTGAACGAACTAATATTATAGAAGATTTGAAACTGCGCTTCCGCCAAAATCAAATTGAACAGGAGGGTAATGATCCAACAGTAACTGGAGTTTCATATGGTACTCCGCATGATTTAGCTTCATTGCATATGGGAGTTGATTCAGATAATGAAGGCGGCCGACCGCCAGAAGGAATTAAGTCAGGACAACATAAAAACGAATTGGGTTGGGATCCGCTAGGCACAAAACAGATTAAACAGGCTTTTGATCCAGAAAATCAAAAAACAACATTCCAACCTAACCCAAACGCTACACGCAGAACTGGCACTAAAATGAAATTAGAATTAGCTAATCGATTTGCAAAACAAATTAAAAAATCTACTAGTACAAAGTTATTATTTGAAGAAAAAAATGACGAAGATAGCGGTACGATGTTGGATGAAAATAATATTTTATAAACTAAATTATATTTATTAATAAATAAAAAAAGAATTATTTAGAATGGCAAAAAAATTAAAACATTCAAAATATAAAAATGCTGGAATTTTATTTGAGATGTTGGTTAGGAAACTAACCAGCGAAGCTCTATCTTCAGATAAATCAGTAGCAATTGATATCATTAAAAAATATTTTGGTAAAAATTCAGAATTATCAAAGGAATTGCAATTATATAATTCAATTATCCGGGAGCAATTTAAATCAGAGGCTAGAGCTTTAGATTTTATTAAAGAGGCTCAGCGAGCATATTCTAAATTAAATCAATCATTACTGCGTAGACAAAAATATAATTTAGTAAAAGAAATATCTGAAAATTTTAAGTTTGAATCCCTGTCACGAGGGCATATTAATAATTATAAGGTCTTGGCATCCATTTATATGTTATTTGAATATCAGGAGTCATCTAATATTAGAAAATTAAATGAATGTAAAAATGTAATATTAGATCATGTTTTATTAACTGAAACACGTAAAACAACAAAAGATACTGTATTAGAGACATTTAAAAACCAAGGCAAAGACGAACGATTATTAGTTTATAAATTAGTAATAGATAAATTCAATCAAAAATATTCAAATTTATCGGAATCACAAAAACGTTTATTAAATAAATATATCACGCATATCAATGATACAGAAATGTTACGTGAATATATAAAACAAGAAATTCCTATAATAAAAGATAAATTATCAAAACACGTAAATAATATTTCAGACACAGTAACAAAAATTAAAGTTAAAAAGTTGTCTGAGTTGTTATGCAACGTGGAGAATTTAAAAGTAATTAAAGAATCTCATGTATTGTCATTATTGCGATATTTTGAGTTAGTTGATGAATTAACACGGGTACATAGTAAATGAAATCAATTTTAAAACGAATGAAGAATGAATTTAAAGATATAGTATCTGAAAGTAATTCTAATTATACATATGCGGGTCGACCCGTAAAAATACACAGAAATGGATCTGATACTACTAAATGGGAAGTAGAATTTATTAAAACTGGGAAACGAGTACCATATGCAGATGCAATTTCTAATTTAAAAACAGTTGAACCTAGATGGCAAGATTCAGATGGAGATGGTAATTGGTATGAAGATGAAGATGTGAAAGATATCAAAGAAGGTTATTATTCTTCTTCTCCGTTAGAAACTGTTATTGGGAGTTTGGGGTATAGACAAGGATTTGCTGAATTCTTCGATGACAATCCGGGTGCTGTTGATTCAGTAATGGAATGGATTATAACAATTAATGATTTCAGAAATCAACTAGTTAAAGAATTCGATCGAGAAGAATTAGAAAAAATGGGTATCTATGATTTAGATGAGGCAATGACTTCGGCTGATGCTGGTGCTTATATGACACCTAAGTCTTTTGGTCCAGCTGATGAAGATACAATTGAAGCATTGGGATACCGAAAAGTACAAGACGCGTTAGATAAACAATATGAGCGTTTAATTGAAGGCTATCGTCAATTTGCTAACGGAGATCCAAAAAAATCTCCAGAGAAAAAAGTTAAAGAAACAATTCGTAGTGTTGCTAAACGCCTTCGCGAAGTAGAAGAGCTAGTAAAACATACGGCTAAACTAAAAACGGAAGCTGGTGTTACCAGATCCGGTTATGGCCCTGCAACAGAAAAAGCATTAAATAAAATTTCGGAAACATTAATTAAATTATCAGAACGAGTTAGATCGTTAGGAGAATAGTATGACACAAGAACTTATACAAGATTATATGCCATTTAAGCCATTAAAAACTCTTAATGAGTCAAATGGTTCTAGATATGGTGTACCTGGGGGATACGTTGTGCAAGGTGTATTACAGCGAGCTGGGGCTAAAAATCAAAACGGTCGTATTTATCCTAAACATATATTAGAACGAGAATGTCGGCGATATGAAGAGCAATTTATCCGCCAGAACAGAGCATTGGGAGAATTAGATCATCCGGATTCGGCTGTTGTTAACTTGAATAATGTATCTCACAATGTTTTAAAAATATGGTGGGAAGGTGATGATTTAAAAGGCGATGTTTTAGTTTTAGATACACCATCTGGTAAAATATTAAAAGAATTATTTAAAGCTGGAGTAACATTGGGTATTTCCTCACGTGGATTGGGCAGTGTAAAAGAATTATATAGCGAATCTGCTTTAGAAGTACAAGAAGATTTTGAATTGGTATGTTGGGATTTTGTTTCAAATCCATCAACGCATGGAGCGTTCATGAATCCAAAGAGCATGAATGAATCGGTTACTAAAACAAAATCTTCAGCAGATGTATATTATAGAACAAACGAAATAATAACTTCGATTTTATGCGAAGATGGCAAATGTAGGATATAAGATAATGTTAGGAAAAAATTTAAATAGAATTAAAAGTCTTTTAAATGAGACAGAAAAACAAACAGTTTTTAGTGATGCGGAAGCTCCTTTATCAATTGAAGATAAAAAGAAATTTGCAGAATCATTATCTATGTATTCATCAATGGCGGATTCAATATCTGGAAATCGAGATTTATCTGAGATTGTTGAACGTATATCACATATGGTAGAAACTGCTGGTCGTATGGTTAGCGAATCAGATGATGATATGTTAGATAAAGTAGCAGAAAGCCGTCGAATGAAAATGGTAGAAGCTGCACTTAAAGATTTAAAGAAATCAGCAAATGAAATCATGATCCATGAAAGACGATGTCAAGCTGCAATAGATGATATAGGCGAAGGACTTAAAAAATATTATAGTGTAGATTGATTTTGATTTCATCTAAAATATTTTTATATTATTATAGGAAATAAATGAGCAAGTTTAAAAATATGTATAAAGACTTTTTTGGATTGAATGAACAAAACGATTCAAAAATGCCAACTCCAAAAGATATCGAAGCAATTAAAGCAACAACGGATGCTGTAAAAGAATTAGGCGATGCAATGAAAGATGCTGGATTAACCGAAGAAGAACTAGATGAAGCTCAGCTCATCAACAACATGACTGATTATCGTGGCGGGGTTCAATACATGTTGTATGATCCGGCCATGGCAGATAACGTAGCTAGCGAAATTCGTAATTTTGCAACAAAAAAGAAAATATATGTAATTGACTATAAACAATCTAAAGATGGTCGTTTTGGATATTTTCATTTTAGAATAGGGGATGATCCAGCAAAAGAATCTCAACAGATACAGGGATATATTTCATCGAAGCCGGAGATAAAACATTTTCGGTTTAAAATATTAGAAGACAAATCAAGAAAAAAACGTATAAATAAAAATCAATAAGTTACATGAATCGAAAACAAAAAGAACATCAATCGGTTATGCCCGGCATTGGTATAGGAGCTAAAGTTGTAGATAAAGATATTTCATATGCAATGCGTATATGGAAGCAACAATTAAAACAAAGTAATACATTAACTAGATTAAAAGAAATGCAAGAATTTAAAAAACCTAGTGTAGTAAGAAGAGCTGAAATACTTAAAGCAAAATATTTAAACAAATTTAATCAAGAATTTTAATAAATAATTGTATTTTTAATGGTCCTAGCAGCAATGTTAGGACTTTTTTACTGTTTTTTGGTTCATGGCTATATATATTATAAATACGTTATTCAGATCTAATATAACGTTTAACTAAAAAAAATAATATTTCTATTAAGATTTCCAATAATCTTATTTCCAAAACAAAATTTAAGGAGAAACAATGGCAAAAACAGATTTGCTAAAAGAAGCTATTGCTGATGCACGTGCTGTAAAAGAAACGGCTATTGCTAATGCAAAGCTAGCATTAGAAGAAGCGTTTGCCCCTAGAATTCAAAGTATGCTATCTACTAAACTTTCTGAACAACTCGATGATGAAGAAATGGACGATGAGTTAGAAATGGGTATGGATGACATGGATATGGATTCAGACATGGCTGATGAAACACCAGATATGGTTGGAGTTGCTGTCGATTTAGACAATGACGGTGATTATGATTTATCTGGAGAGATTGGCGAAGAGCCAGTTGAAGATGAACTAGTAGACATGGAAGACGAAATGAGCGATGAAGAAATGGAAGCTGAATATGCTGAAGCTGACATGGAAGCTGACATGGAAGAAGGTCGTTACAATGAAGCTGATATGGATCTAGATGAAATCATTCGCGAGTTAGAAGAAGGAATGTATGAAGAAGATGAGATGGAAGTTGAAGAGCAAGTAGTAGATTCAGCAGGTGATGATGGAGATGGTATGATCGAAGAAGATATCGATGCAATCATTGAAACTATTTTATCTGAAGAAGAAGCTACTGATTTGGTAACTAAAGAAGAAAAAGTAGACGAAAATGCTTTACAAGAAGCATATGACACTATTAAACATTTACAATCAGTTATCAATGAAGTTAATTTACTTAACGCGAAACTTTTATTTACTAATAAATTATTCCGTAACTTCGATCTAAACGAATCACAAAAAATGAAAGTTATTGAAAACTTCGATCGCGCGGTAAGCACAAGAGAAGTTAAATTAGTATTCAGCACATTAGCTGAGAGTTTTAAACGTCCTACAAATTCAAAACGTGTTGTAAAAGAGTCGTATGCATCAAAAGCAACCGCAACGACTGCACCATCGAAAGAAACTACTAAAGTTTTAAATGAAGGTACGGAATTAGCATCGCGTTGGAAAAAATTAGCGGGATTAGTTTAATTAATTAAATTTAATATTAAAAACAAGGAAAACAATGGATATTTCAAATTTACTACAAAGTAATAATCCAAACCAAAGCCATATGGCAAAGCCTTTAGTTAAAAAATGGCAACCAACTGGCTTATTAGAAGGCCTTTCAACTGAGACGGAAGTAGCAGGTATGGCTCAGCTTCTTGAAAACCAAGCACGTCAGTTAGTAAAAGAAGCTTCACAAACAGGAACCGCAGAAGGTTCTGAGGAATGGGCAGGGGTTGCTCTTCCATTAGTACGTAGAATTTTCGCTGAATTTGCAGCAAAAGAATTTGTATCAGTACAACCAATGAATTTACCATCGGGTCTAGTATTTTATCTAGATTTTAAATATGGTACAGCTCGTCCTGGATTTGATGATGATAATTCAAATAGAACGGGCCAGCCTTTTAGCTCTCCAAACGCTGATGATTCATTGTTCGGTGTAACTAATACATCTGGTGATCCAACTGGTGGTCTTTATGGCGCAGGTCGTTTCGGTTATTCAATTGCAAACGTAACTGCATCTGTAGCTGGTGCTTCTACCGGTTCTGGAGCTGCAGCAGCAGCTGCATCTTCTGCATCATTAAATTTTGATAACAGATATGACAACGCACAATATTTTGTATTAACTGCACCAGTACCTACTACTGCTGATAGTTTAGCTGTTCGTTCATTCACATTAATTTCTGGTTCAACAGAAATCATCCCAGTTCAAGCATTCTCAACTATTGACGCTAACTATACTGCATCATTCGTTGTAACTGCTTCATTGGCAGCTGGTATTCAAACTGCTATTGATAACACTGGTTTAAAAGTTAATTATAGCATCGCTCCGACTGATGTCACTCGTGGTGATTTTGAAGATACTGATCCATTTAAAGGTAGCGGAAATGGTACTGGTATCGATAACGGAACAGATATCGATATTCCAGAGTTGAATCTTGAAATGCAATCAGAGCCAATTGTTGCTAAGACACGTAAGTTGAAAGCAGTTTGGACTCCTGAGTTTGCGCAAGATCTTAACGCTTATCATTCAATTGACGCTGAGGCTGAATTAACTTCGATGTTATCAGAGTATGTATCAATGGAGATTGATCTAGAGATTCTTGATATGTTGATTTCTGCAGCTCCAACAACAGAATATTGGTCGGCAGTTAACAACGAAACTTGGAATGGATCTACATTTGTTAGAAATGGTGTAACTGATAACACTGGTTTCTATAACACGCAAGGTGGTTGGTTCCAAACTCTTGGTACTAAACTGCAAAAAGTTAGTAACAAAATTCACCAAAAAACACTTCGTGGTGGTGCTAACTTCCTAGTAACTTCTCCTGGTGTAGCAACTATCCTAGAATCTATTCCTGGATTTGCAGCTGACACTGATGGAAGCAAAATGGAATTTGCAGCGGGTGTTCAAAAAATTGGTTCGATGAATAATCGTTACACAGTTTATAAAAACCCTTACATGAAAGAGAATGTAATCCTTATGGGATTCAGAGGAGCTCAGTTCTTAGAAACAGGTGCTGTATTCTCTCCATATGTACCTCTTATCATGACACCATTAGTATATGATCCAGTTAACTTCACTCCGCGTAAAGGGGTAATGACTAGATATGCTAAGAAAGTAGTTCGTCCAGAATTTTATGGTAAAGTATACGTTAAAGGTATTGATACTCTTTAATATATAGTACTATATAATTTATTAAAAGTGTAGCCGGAAACGGTTGCACTTTTTTTTTGTATATTAAATCATTACATTTCTTATTTTTTAGGTATTTATTATAAAAAAGAATAATATGGCAACACCTAGAAATACATACTCTATGCAAGCTAGAATTCGGTATAGTGGAAGATTAGTTGACGTTTTAGATCGAATTCGTGCTATACGTATGGTCTTAATGGTTCATATTGAAAAGGACTTAGGAAAAGATAAAGAGTTAGTTACAATTAAAATTTTAACACAATATCCAGGAATGAAATCATTCCAAGCAGTCCGTCAGATGTGTTTAGGTAAGATAGAAACACTTAAAGATATGACATACATGGAAAGCACGCTTACAAAATTATTTTAATATTCGTAAAAACTAGAATATGGCTACATCAAACAAACAAAAGAACCCGCCCAAAGGCCCGGTTCGATTTTCAGTAACATTATCAGACGAACAAAAAGAAGCGAAATCTAAAATATTAAATGCACCATTTAATTTTGTACTAGGTAAAGCAGGTAGTGGTAAAACATTACTAGCTGTACAGATTGCACTGGATCAATTCTTTAAACGAGAAATAAATAAAATAATAATAACAAGACCGACAGTTTCTACAGAAGATAATGGTTTTTTACCAGGATCGTTAGCAGAAAAAATGGAAGAGTGGTTAGTTCCAATTCGTTCTAATATGCGCAAGGTATATAACAAACCAAATATATTAGAAGGCATGGAAGCTGATGAATCAATTGAATTAGTTAGTCTATCTCATTTCCGCGGAAGAACATTTGATAATTCCGTTATAATAGTTGATGAATTTCAAAATTTAACAAAACAACAATTATCGATGGTATTGTCTAGACTAGGAAAAGGAAGCCGTATGATTTTATGTGGTGATACCCATCAGATTGATTTAAAATACAGAAACGATTCTGCAGTGCACGAAGTTCCAAAAATACGAGATTCTCAATATGTTAGAGAAATAAAATTAACTGACAACCACCGACATGAATCTTTAGATGAAGTTTTGAAACTACTTACTGAGTCATACTGATATTTATTATAAAAGGATATAAATATGGATTATTCAGAAAATCGAGAAATATGGCCTGGATCGTCATCGTTTAGTGTCGGCGACACTCCATTTGGATTTTTCGACAATGATCCTATATTTCAGTCACAGGCTGATAAATTTGCTGAGTTTGCTGCAAATCATTTAGGATATCCAATATTAGACGTTGAATTACAAGCTGTTAATTTTTATACTGCATTTGAATCTGCTATTATAGAATATTCAAATCAAATCAATCAAGTTAATATTACTAATAACTTAATGAGTACATTGGGTGTACCAACTGGCTCTCAATACTTAAATAATGGGAGTTTAACGGGACAAGTAGTTGGTTCTTCTTTGAGTTATATAACTAAGTTATCTAAAGCATATGGAACCGAAGCAGATTCGGGTGGTAACGTAACTTGGCACTCAGCATCAATTGATATTGTATCGGGTCAACAAACATACTCGATACGCGAGGCGGTTGCTAATATGGGTATAACATTATCAGATACTAGTTCAATTGAAATTAAACGTGTATTGCATCACCCACCACCAGCAATTGTTAGATATTTTGATCCATATGTTGGTACCGGTTTAGGATCGCAACAATTATTGGATTCATTTGATTTCGGCGGATTTTCTCCGTCAGTTAATTTCATGATGATGCCGTTACATGCCGACTTGTTACGAATACAAACAATTGAATTTAATGACCGTATACGTAAATCACATTTTACATTCGAAATACATGGCGACAACATTAAATTATATCCAGCACCTGGTACATTAGGTACCCAGGCAAATCAATCATATGGTAAAGTTTGGATTGAGTTTTTATTCGAAGAAGAGAAAGCTAAGGATGCTTTGTTATTTGGGAATAGCGCACTTTTAACAGGGGCAGTAAGTGACGCATCTAATATACCATATACTTATCAATCATACAGTACAATTAATGATATGGGGCGATCTTGGGTATTTAAGTATGGTGCTGCGGTAGCAAAAGAAATGTTAGGCTACATTCGTGGTAAATATTCGTCAATACCAATACCAAATGCAGAAGTTACACTGAATTCTTCAGATTTATTATCTGCAGCACAAACAGAAAAAACAGCATTGGTAGATCAATTACGAACGTTCTTAGATAATATGACAAAAGATAAGATGTTGGCTCGGCAACAAGCAGAGAATGATTCGATGTCAGAGGTTTTAAGTAAAATACCATTGAAAATTTATGTGGGGTAACTATGGCATTATTTGGAGGAAAAAAAGATTCTAAATTTTTAGCATCAATAAACGCAGAATTATTAAATTCAGTGATTGATACGGAAATTCAAATCTACAAATTACATGTTGAACAAAGTGATTCGAATTTATATGGTGAATCTGAAAATAAATCATATTATGATTCTATATTAATACCATGTTTAATAACCAAGTCAGATAAAGTTGCATCACAAGACGATTATGGTCATACATATACACGAACAGCACAATTTGCAATTTCTCGAGATATTTTAGTAAAAGCAGATATATATCCTGAAGTTGGAGATATAATATTCTGGGATAATGAATACTATGAATTAGATAATGTTGATGCAAATCAATATTTCGTAGGTAAGAATCCTGAAACATGGCCTAATGGAAGTTCTCATGGATATAGCGTTTCAATCGTAGTTGATGCACATGCAACAAGACAAATTCCACTAGGAATTCGAGATATTCGTTTTGGAAGTGATGGAAAAAAAGATGTATATAAAGGATTTTAATGTCTAGATACAACAAACAAAATATCGATCGTAAAACAAATAAGCCAACTCCTAATGTAACGGAGGGAATAACAAATGATCGGATATTAAATCGTGCCGAACAAGTACGACGAGATGATGATGTCATTAAAACTCCAAAAAGAACTGTATATGATATTGACTATGCTATTAAATGGTATATAGAAAATGAAATACAACCTCAAATAACACATCAGAAAGAATTAATAAATGTTCCAGTTATATTTGCTAACGGCGAAAAATGGGACAATGTGCAGAGATTAGGATATATACGAGACGAAAAAGGAATGCTTCAGTCTCCATTATTAATGATTAAAAGAAACTCTGTTGCTGAACGTAGCGAACTACAAAATTTAGATGTTAACAGAACACAGCCTGGAAGTAAGCTAGTTTATCGAAATAAATATAATTCTAGAAATCG